GCACACATTCGCACCACTCTACGGAGCAACTGGCTACGGCAGAACACCTGCGGAAGCTTCGTACTATGAACACTTTACAAAGAAGTATAAGGGGGTTGCCCGGTGGCATCAGACGCTTGCTACAGAGGCGTTAAACACGAAACGCATAAAGACACCATCTGGACGTGAGTTCTCGTTTCCTGACGTTTATAGGCGCACTAACGGCACTGTTTCTAACTTTACCCAGATAAAGAATTATCCTGTGCAGAGTTTTGCTACAGCAGATATTGTTCCAATATGTTTAATTCATATTGATAAACTGCTTGACAACATGAAGTCATGTGTGGTAAATACTGTACACGATAGCATTGTTATTGATGTTCATCCCGATGAAGAGAGGGCAGTAATCGAAGTTATCAATACAGCAAACAGAAGTCTAAAAGATTTAATTGCCCAAAGGTGGGGTGTAGACTTTAATGTTCCGTTGTTATTGGAAGCAAAGATTGGTCCGAATTGGCTTGACACGAAAGATGTAATCTGATATAACTACCAAACTTTCACAAAGAAGGAGATAATAAACATGAATGATATAGCGACAATTGACACTAATAACTATGCTGCTATGGCAAAGATGATGGGTATGCAGTCTGAGGGTTCTTCTCAGAAGAAGTCCAATACTCTTAATCGTTTGCGTCTATGGCATCAGCCAGTTATGGGTCAAACTGAGATTAAGGGTCGCATGACTAACGTAGAGGTAATCGAGGGTGGTACATATCGCCTTGAGGTTATTGATGGGGATAAATCTGAGTTCTTCTATAGTAAGAATGTTAGGGTTCGTCCATTTCTACAACGGTTCATGCTACGTAGATACATCTCATTTCCTAACCCAAAGCCGGGTGAGCCAAAGGGTACTTTTCATCGTACCATTATGGCAGAGACTTTGAATATGGACTTGAAAGACAACACAGGTAAAGTAAACTGTGGCAAACCTTCTGGTTACATCAAAGATTTTAAAGCCCTTCCTGCAGACATGCAAGACCTTATCCGTCAGATTAAACGGGTACGTGTTTTGTTTGGTGTAGTTACTTTGGAAAAGGCAATGAATGCAGATGGTGAAATTGTAGGTGATATTACTCACCCATTCATTTGGGAGATTGATAACAAGGAAGCATTCAATACTGTTGGTGAGCCGTTCAAGAAGTTTGCCCAACAGGAACGCATTCCCTTACAATACGACATTGTGTTCGATGAGCCTAAAAAGAATGACCTTCCTAATGGTTCTAGCTATTACACACCTATCTGTTCACCAGATATGTCTGTAACACATGAGATTACTGACGATGACCACAATCGTTTTGGTGATTTCCTTGAGTGGGTTAAAAACTACAACGACTACATCTACAAGGAATGGGATGCTAAACAAGAGCAAATCAAAGAGAGGTTGATGTCATCAGAAGATGAAGAACTTGTGGAAGACTTCATCGATGTTGAAATTGATGACGAGGTAGCGTAATGAACCACCCAGCAGAAATTGCTCTGCACAAGTATATGTCGGATGCCTCTAACGGGGCATCTGATATGTCTGAAGAGACCATTCAACAGGTCGGCAGGGATGTAATGGAAGCATTACGTAAACAGTTTGGTAAGCGTGAGAATAAAAAGTTTAGCTTGCGTATGTCAAACGTAGGTAGACCAACGTGCCAGTTATGGTATGATAAAAACAAGCCTGAGTTGGCGCAACCTAAAGCAAATACTTTCGTCATGAACATGATGATTGGTGATATTGTAGAGGCTGTATTCAAAGGCTTACTAAAAGAAGCAGGAGTTCAATATGAAGATACTAAAAAAGTCTCTCTGGATTTGCCTGATACTTCTATTTCTGGGTCATATGATATTGTCATTCGGGATGCAGTTGATGATATTAAATCAGCATCAGACTGGTCATACAAGCACAAGTTCGAGTCCTATGACACTCTGGCAAGTAATGATTCCTTTGGATATGTTGCACAACTTGCAGGGTACGCAAAAGCATCAGGAAAGAAAGCAGGTGGTTGGTGGGTAGTTAATAAGGCAAGAGGTTCGTTTAAGTATGTACCTGCAACCTCTATTGATGTTGACGAAGAAGTAGACAAGATTGATAATACAGTTAAGAAGGTAAACGAGAATAAATTTGAGCGTTGTTTTGAACCAGTTAAAGAAACCTTTCGTAAAAAAGAAACAGGCAACTTGGTTCTCAATAAGAATTGCTCTTTCTGTTCTTACCGCTTTGACTGTTGGCCTAACTTGCAAGAGTTACCGTCTGTAATGTCAGAAGCAAAAGAGCCACCAATAGTTCCTTACGTTGAGTTAAATGTCAGAACTAAAAATTGAGAAACTTACTCTTGACCAAGCACATAAGGCAGGGTTCAGAAGTACACTAGAACTGTATGTTGCCAAGTGCTTGCGTCAAATAAAGAAAAAGTTTAGATACGAAAAGGTAAGAATAAAGTATTACGTTATACGTAAAGCATCCTACTTGCCTGACTTCATTCTAGACAATGGGATAATTATAGAAACAAAAGGGTGGTTTAGACCAAGCGACAGAGCAAAGCATATTAGGATAAAGCAGCAGCATCCTAATTTAGACATACGATTTATCTTTGATAATGCAGACAACAAGATAAGCGCACGGTCTAAAACCACATACGCTGCGTGGTGTAATAAGCATGGTTTTAAGTATGCTACACGTGTTATACCACAAAAATGGCTAAAAGAAAAAGGAACGGATAATTATCCAAGAGTTATAGAAGCAGACAAGAAAGGACTAGAAATATGACGTATAATGAGAGAGCATTTTCAATAAACCTTATTCCTAAAATTGATGAAAAAAATAGCTGGACAGGTGAACTAGAAGTGGTTATAGTGACAGACAAAGATAACCCATTGGATAGCGACAGCTATAATGGTATGATGCATTTGTCTCAACTGGTTGCTTGTTCTGTTGCATACATGGAAGAACACCCAAGTCTTATCTCTGATATAGAGAACTTTATAGACGAACTTGAACCAGAAGACGAAGATAGCAGTGTATCTGTTACTAACGTAGAAGATAATGTTGTGCATCTAAACTTCAGAACTAAGACAAAGGGGAACGCCTAATGACAAGCTATATGAATATTATGAAGAAGCTAGATGAAGAATACGAACAGGCTGGTAAAGAAGCGTATGGTAATGTGGACATGGTAAATAGTCCACCGCACTATAATGAATCTGGCATTGAATGTATTGATGCTATATCTGCAGCACTTGGTGATGGCTTTGAATATTACTTACAAGGTAACATTATGAAGTATCTCTGGCGTTACCGTTACAAGAATGGTACTGAAGACTTAAAGAAAGCTAGTTGGTATCTTGATAAGTTGATTACCGAAGTTGAGGGTTATTACGATGATGAGAGTTAAAGTGTTTCTTACACTAGACATTGACCCGGATGAATATCCAGTTCCTGCTGATGAAAGAGTAGGAGAAGAAATAGAAGAAAGCATACGTGAATATTTTTATGACGTTGACGGTGCTAACATAAAAAACATACGAACAATACAGGAGTTATCTTAAACATGAACAATTATTTACCTACAGATTATCAAAACTTTATTGCCTTGTCTCGTTATGCAAGGTGGAAAGAAGATGAACAAAGACGAGAAACATGGTCTGAGACAGTAGGACGTTACTTTGATTATATGTCAAAGCATCTTGAGAAAAAACATAGCTACAAGATGGATGACAGCACACGTAACGAACTTGAACAGGCTGTACTTAATCAAGAAATTATGCCTAGTATGAGAGCCTTAATGACAGCAGGTCCAGCATTAGACCGTTGCCATGTAGGTGGATACAATTGCTCTTACGTACCAGTGGATAGCCCACGTGCGTTTGATGAGACAATGTACATTCTTATGTGTGGCACAGGTGTAGGCTTCTCTGTGGAACGTCAC